ATGTAGGTCCGTGCTTTATTTTTCCCGCCCTCTGTTGTGAGGTCAAACTGTCTATCGGCCTCTAATACAACTTCAGTCGCAGCTTCACGCGCTTCCATACCAAGGTATGAATAATCATTAGCTACAGTTCCTAAAATTGATGCCATAGGATCGGTGGGATCACGCCTTGTAGCAAATTGCTCTAAAACGCCAACGTAGTCCACAGGGCCTAAATTTGATTTGGCAACTTCAAGCCTTGCGCCAGTACCAAGCTTCTTAATTAGTGCGTTTTTGTCTGGGCCACTAAGGTTAGGCAGACCGTTTATAAAAGCTGCATCGACATTACCTGCGCCAGTTTCAATACTTGCTGCAACAGAAGCATATTCCTCTGGGTCAGTGACAACTTTAGCATCGTGTTCGTGTTGGTTCCTAAACTCTTGGGCTTTTGCACCACCACCGCCTCTTAACCCTGCCATTGTGTCTAACGCAAATTGACCAGCGTCAGTGTTAAGATAATCAGGGTCTTCAACTATGCTTTTGTGCATAGCCTGTGTGGCATCCATAATAGCGTTAGATTGCGCTCTCTTGGTCTCTTGCCAATCATCATCTGCATCTTTCTCTGCTTTGTTTTCAAAGAACTCATTTTTCTCCGCTACCCACAAAGCACCCTTACCCGTTTCACCATACTTACCGTATCGTGTACTTAACTGGGCGGCAGCATCTATGTATGCTTTGGAGTTCTCTACGTCTGTAGTAGCTAGAGCCTCTAACTGAGCTAAGACTTGCTGACGGGAATTGGTGGGGTCTAGGCCTTCTGATATTGCCTGTTCCATAACCTTGTTAACTTCAGCAATATAAGTTGTAGCATTGAAAGTACCGTTATTACTGGTGGCTTTAGCCGCCGAACCTACTACATCCTTACCCAATAGGGTTAGACGTGCTTGGCGTGTCTTCTTTAATCTGTCTTCATAATTACGTTGACTAACTTGGTTGCCATAGGCTTCAGCCAAACGTCCAAATTCTGAGTTAAATATATTATCAGCAAAGCCATCTAAGCCATGCTCTTTTATGTAAGCTTCTTTACTCTCTGATAAGAACTTATCTAGGTTAAAGCCTTTAGTACCCTTCTGGGCGTTCCAGCCAATAACAAGCTGTTGACCATAATCACGCGCCCGATCCCTGAGTACACCTTTGGACATACCTTTTATGAAAAAGGGGCTTTCGACCTCATCGATCTTTCCAGACTTGATGGCCTTTAGGTAGGCCTTCTTTTCTTCATCGTTGGCCTTCTGCCATGCGGCAGTGCCTTCCTCCTGATCTTCTTCGTTTCTTTGTATCTGTCCATCTTGTAGATACTGAGTTAGTTTTGGATTTACTTGAGCCAACGCATTGGCTGTTTGCATTAATTTACTATTCTGTTGAACTTGATTACTTACTGAAACCATTGTGTCTACTGGTCTTGCGACTACAGCAGTTTTTGGGTTCAGCCTCCGCAGAGCAGAAGTGTCAACTTGAACTCTTGGTGCCATTATATTTCCTATTTTAAATTAAGCGTAATTGCCTTTGCCTACGTTACCCAAGTTCTGCCATGTTGAACCACCAGCACCCGCTGTTTGGGCTTGGTAACCACTTGCGGCTGATAACCCTGCACCAGCTATCTGAAGGCCTGTAGCCATCCAGCTTGCTTTCTGAGGAATGGGCATACTACTCAGGCGGGTCTCTGTTCTAGCTTTGATGCCTAGCTTGTCGTGCATCCCTTGTGCATTAACTGCTTTAAGGTTTCTGTTTATTGCTGAATTATTACGTCCTTGGGTTCTGGATACATCATTGAGAGCAAAGTCCATGCTCTGTCCCGACACACCACCATCCCCCGCAGAGGCAACCATCTTAGACTTCATTCTTGCTGCCTCTAAGACGTTCTCCATTCTGTCATCAACGGCTCTGTCGGCCTGTTGATCTAGCTGCATATTGATACCAGCATTTTGGAAATCCATAGAACGAATGGCATTTTGAGAGTTTATATCATTCTGTGCAGTTTGTTGTTTAGCCATGTCATTCTGGGCTTTATGCTGCATCAAGGCCTGTGTTGTACCCACAGCCATTGTAGCCAACGCTATAGTAGTTGGTTCACACATCTTCTTTTATCCTTACAAATTCATAAAACGGTTTCCTTCCCACCCCATGCTCTGGGATGTATCTAATCAAAGTAAAGCCGAGGTATTTTAACCACCTGATTGAACTAAGGTTTTCCGAGGAAACGTAGTTGAACATCAGGTCAAATTTATCACCATGCTTCTCTACCCACTTCTTGGAAATAGGTAGAAGGCTCTTGGCGTTTCTTTTCAGTGCGTCAGTACCCAACATCCACGGGATACCAATGGCCCCTTTGTCAGCAATACCACACATTGCAACAATCTTATCGTTAACCCATATGGTCTCATTTATACCCTGTAAGTTTATTGAGAAGGCCAAGGCATCATAGGGTGGCATACCGCTTGAGGCCCTGATCTCCTTCACGTCTACGTGCCTCATTCGAGGGGCCAATGTCATACAGTCTTTTAGCTTAGAAGGTGTAAATTTAATCACGCTAGGTTCTCTTGTTGCGTAGATGGAAAGTTGCTTCCCATTCGGCTGATTGAAAGTTTGTGGGGTGGAAGGAATTGCCTATTAGTTTAATCACAACATTATTGCTCTCAGCTAAAACTGGGACTTTAAGTGAACCACTTTGAATTGGGAGTGTACCAATGTAAGAGCCTGTCCCATCAAGGTCTCTACCTGTGAAGGTTTTTGTAGAGGGCGATTGGCCTTGTCTGGATATGGTAGCTTGGAAGAATGAGGTATTGTCATAGACAATGTTTATTGAGCGTATTTGCAGTCTACCTTGTGTAATAGGGTTCTCATCTTCTTTTATAACTATGGGTGAGAACTCATACTCAAAATTAAAAGGCATACCTGTATATACGACAGTACCAGCATCTAAGTTTGTTGCCACGTTTGTAGCTTCAACAAGTTCATTACCTGTTTCTGAGATGGGTGTACCACCTGTATAAGGTAGGGTGTCTGTAGATGCTGTTCTCTTAAACCTACGATCTAAGTGGATACCAAATGTTGATGTATCAACTAGGCAATCATCTTGGGAAAGGTTTATGGTTTCAATGGCAACACCCTCTGACCTCTCCATGAGAAGGTAGATTTTACTCTTGTCTATTGCTGAGAAAAGTACGTTGTTTCCAAAAGTCCATTGAGACCAAGCAGATTGTAGTTTGTCCCTACCTTGCCAATAATAATTATAAACATAAAGCTGTTGTCGATCCCCTGCGCTCCTTAGAATAAGGATGTCCTCATTTGGGGAAGCCACTAGCTGCTTTACTTCACCACTAATGTACTCAGGAACATGGGCTGTGATATCGGCAGCATCGTTTGTGTCGTTGTCGCTCTCAACAAAGTACTCACGTACACCAGACCAGATACCTCTAAGGGTTGGAAAGAATACATACTTACCAGCGGATGCTGGCCGTGAGTTTAAAGATGCTTCAAACTGTGTGGATACGTTTACTGAGATTGTAGCCGCAGAGAAAATATCTGTGTTGGTAACCCTAAACTGAGTTAGGTCCGAAAATAGAATTAAACTGTTATTGAAGGGTACAGCGTACTTCAAGATACTGACTGCATTGTTACTAACAGCTATATCAATAGGTGCATCATCAAGGACAGTTAAGACCGTCTGATTGAAGAACGTAAAGAAATCACCACTAGCACTACAAATAAGGTTCTCATCGGAAAGTAGGCACAAGCGGTTCTTATAAAAGAATATATCGTTGATGGTATATTGACCGTCAGGATATTCTGTTTCATCGTAATTTGCGAAAGATGGAAAAGGGTTTGTATCATCGTCACCAGCCTTTCTCTCAATCCAATCAACAGGTGAGAATGTAAAGGTGCCGTTGGCTTCTCTAACGAGCTTGTGAGGTAGCGTAGTGGCATCAAGGCCTTTAAGGACTGAAGGCCCTACAGTCTCTTTCCACACGGTATCACTACCAGCGTCTGTGGTTCTTAGCTTAACATAGTAATCGTCTTGTCCTTTGGCAGTATCCCCACTCACGCGAACCACAAAGCCTTCTCTACCATTACTTGGTAAGTCCTTTAAGCTACCCACAACACCTTTAATTGCGTTTGTGTGTGTATCCCCTGCACTGTCTGAGGCACTTACAGTAAACTCTGAATTGTCTGTTGTAGTAACGTATATAACATTGTTGGTAGTAGAAACGGTGAACACACTGGGTGTAGACCCGTTCAATCCTGATCCTAGTTGACTAGCAATATTATCTGTTTTGGCATCAACCTCATGGGATACGTCACTACTGTTTCTAGTCGAGTAGCTTGCTGTATATGTAGTACCACCATGAGTTATGGTGGCTTTATAGTTAGTACTGTAGTCACCCTGTTTAATAACAATCATAGCCTCTTGTTTTAAGGCATCTGTTAATGCTGTCCCTTTTTTAGCCTTCTTTGGTTTACTCAAGATAAAGGTGAAGTCTGCAACGGTGGTTGCTGAGATTTGGCTGCTATAGTCAGTTGTACCTGAGAGGTAACCATAACCCCCTGTGCTGTCTGTGACGGTCTGTTGGACCCCTAAGGAATTGTAGACCGAGATGCCACTAGCACCCACAACCATGAAGTACGGCCTTGATACCCCATCGCTATCTTGCAAACGCATGGTGTGGAAGTAGGCCGTTAAAAAGTTAGATGTTGGAAGCCCAGTAACATAAGCTACATGCTCTGTTGGTGGGCGTTTTCGTAAGCCTTTAACAACGCTAGAAAGTGCGTTCTTTTGGCTCTGTGCCTGAGTAGGTAGCCGTAAGCTACTAGGCTGCTGAGATACCCCATTAATCAGGTTGGGTATCGAACCACTGATCAATGCCATTATGAATTAATCCGTCTGTCTATGGTGCGGAACACATCGTAATTATTAAAGATGTTTAAATCTGCGTGATCACTCTCAAGCTCTCTAAGTTCTATAAGAGCCTCAAGCTCATCACGCTGCTGGAAGGTATGTAGGTCTGAGGCCCCAATGGTTCTGTCTTGAAATACACGGGCTGCTCTCAGGGTGATGTAGCGTCTAGCTACCTCTGGAATTTCTATGAACCCTAGAAGGAAAGTAATGTTTACTTTTACAATACCTTCAAAAACGTAGGTATAATTTGCCTTGTTATAAAGGCGTGTACCCCTTTGGGTTATGTCAATCTTATCTGTTTTATCCATCCCATCTACACGCATCGTGTTTGTTGGAATAGTTATCTCTTGAGAAACACTGTCAGGTGTAAGTGGGTAGTTGTACTCCCTATTGAAGTTCCAACCCTGTGATTGCACCTCCCTGTTGATGTTACCTAGGATGGTCTCAGCAAGTTCTGCATCAATAAGACCAGAAGTCAGGGAGCTTACAGGTGCTTCACCAATAGAGGACAACATTACATTGACAGCCTCTAATTCAGTTGTTGGTGTAGTCATGCTGTATCCTTAAAATGAAAAAAAAGGGGAACCCCTAAAATAAGAGGCTCCCCTTGAGAAATTAAACGAGTGCGATTGCACAAGCTGGGCGAAGGATATTATGACCCATCGCATATTTTGCGACCATCAATGTACCTTGGCGGTCAATTTGATATTCGCTCTCTACACCGAGGTCCATAAGCTTTACGGTAGCCGCTGCGTCAGCACTGAAGATCAAGCCCTTGAGGGCTGAGAAGTCAGCTTTGTACGCGCTTGCGCGGGTAGAAGTAAGCGGATTAGGTGTAAGGCTAGTGGTGCTTTCATCGGTTGTTGGCATGTGGTTAGACATGACAATCTGAATACCACCAATTACTGGTGCTGTTGCAGTTGCCTGTGAACCAGTACCACCAATGTCGCGGTTCATGTAGCCAAGGCTACCAACCGTTTGACCAGCACCGAACAGTTTGTAGTAATGAGCTGGGGGCAATACACAAATCTTGTCACCAGTGATGTCTTTGGTGTCGAACTCTTCCAATGCTGCGTAGATAGCAGCAACGAAATCGTTACCTGATGCGGCAGAGTTGCCCACAGTTACATTGTTAGTGAACACTTCACCATCAAAGGTAGTCAAGCCAGCGGCTGCTGCCTCAGAAGCATCGTTGATAAGGGCTGCACGGGCAATGATCTTAGCAACATTTTTATCTGCTGTGTTTGCCAGAGCCATACCAGCTTCTTTGGAGTAGACGCTACGCACATCAAAATGCGTCATAGCTTCATCGATGTTTGCAATGAACTGAGTTGAGATCAAGAGATCGTCAACGGTTACAGTGCGCTCACCTTTCTTGATGATATCGCCTTGGATCAATTCTCCAGGACTATGGTACTTTGCCGAGGCGGTTCCCGTCATGGGGAAAGCAGCCGATTTTCCATTGGAGATCGTGCGTGTGCGGTGGAGAGGCATAAAGATATTACGCTCTTCAAATGCTGTGAGAACTTCACCCGCATACAGTTTAAGGAATAATGAGCGAACATCGCCAGTAGCGTTCTGTTGCCCAATTCGTGAGACCGTTTGGTCTGTAGGAAATGCCATTTTATTTTAACTTTCGTGTGTGTGTTTTGTTGATTGAAAATCTAATCAGCAACTCACACCACATCTTTCACCAAGGTTGTCCTCCGCAGAGGGCCAAGATTATTCGGTGGGATGTATATAGCTTTTTAGGGTCGGCAAAAGTTTACACTGTAAACTCTCACCTATTTAGAATACCGAGCTACGTGCTAATCGATCTTGCACGGTTTGGCGGTATGCGGGGTCTCGCCCATACCTTGGGTCACCCATAGCTGCTGTCAGTTCAGCTACAGAATTAAAGGCCCCTGAGGATGTACTAGCGGCTTGCCCTGAGATCAGGGAAGGCTCTGTGCCAGTTTCCATACGGTATTGGGCATGAAGGCCTTGGATGGCTAACTTGGCAGCATTAGGATCGCTACCATCAATAGCATTATTATAAGCTCCAACGGCTTGCTCCGATAAGTTTTGTGCTGCCCACTCGACCATGCCAGTGTAGTTTTCTTCACCACCCACAAGGCCAAAGGCGTCATTGCGTACATTGTTTGCCACAGCCATTTGACCATCGATAAACGCATCAACAACATTAGACGGGATACCCGCATCTGCTAGTTTCTGGTACGTGTCATCTGTTAAGCCACCTTGTTCTGAGAACTCAGTAGTCATGTCATCGAAGTTTAGGCCAAGGCCTTCAACGGCATCCCGTGCTTCTGAAAGCTCCTCAGGAGCCTCAGTAGTTTCGTCAGGAGTAGCCATTTTGTTTTCTAGTTGTGAATAGGCTTTCGCCATATCCTCTGCCGAATTGAATTTCTCAGGGAGCCAATCGGGTCGGCCCTCCTGAGTTTCTGTATTCGACAGGTTGTCAGCTTTCTTAACCATCTCATTTACATGAGCTTGGCTCTCCGCTGGTTGGGGTTGGAATGTGTTTAAAGTTTCAGCCATTTACCACTGTCTATTGTTGAGGCTGCTCTGGCTGGGGTTGCTCTGCCATACCCTTTGCGAGTTGCGGAGCGGCCCGTTCAGCCATCTTAGCCATTGTTTGTTGTTGCATCATTTCTTGTTGTTGCTGTTGGCCTTGAGCCAGTTGTTCCTCAGTCTTTATGAGACCGCCCGTATCGATGCCCAATGAAGCCGCTAGGCGGTCAATGTAATCACCAACATTCATGTACTGTTGTATAACCTCTGGGCCTAAGGGCTGAAGGTATGACAACATCTGAGCTAGTTTGTTAAGGTCCTGTCCACGTCCGAGGGCTTCAATGCCTGTGACAATCTTTGGCTTAATACTATCCTTGGGCATCTTTGGCATTTTGCCAGCAGCCTCAAGGCGATTGAGGAGTAACTTAACAAGTGGGAGTTGGAACTCTTGGCTCAATATGGAATAGACACCGCCTAATGCGCTTTCTAATTCCTGTGCCATAAACCTAACTTCTTCCGCTGTAACCCTCTCCGCATTTCTTTGGACTGAGCTATTTAATAGGAAAGCAAACGACAGGCGTTCTGTTATCTGGCCTGAGGTTTCTAGGGCAACCCTAAAGTCGTTAAACTTGTTGACCTGTAGGGTAGACACATCTTGAGCGTTGCCTTGTACAATAGCACCATTAGGGCTTTCAGCTAAGACACGGGCCTTAGTTGTACCGTTGGGTGCTACCATAAATAGGACTTTTGCAGAGGCGGCAGAGCCTTCAACGATGGCCTGTGTAAGGGCTTCTAAGCTCTTTAGGTCACCAATGTATTCCTCTACGAAGCCACGCCCATAATCTTCACCGTCAATACGGTTAAGGCGTAGTGGTATAAATGGGTTTTTGTCTTCTGGGTACGATCCTGTTGTACCCTCAATAATTTCACCCATAACCTCTTGGTGAATATCCCAACCTTTATAGGTCTTCTTCACACAGGTATATAGGTCAATGTTTTTAGCCGCATCACCATCGTTTTTAATAATCTCTTGGGCTGGCTTGGGAAGCATCATAGGACTGACGCTTTCCTTTGTAATAATCTCAAGCACATTACCCATGTAGTCACGTTTTACAACGTAACGATCTAAGCGGTAGAATTTTACAGAACCCTTTTTGGGCATGTAAAGTAAACCATTACCACTAACTATTAAATGTTTTAAAAGTTCAAATGTTGGGACACGCAGGGCTAGATGTTCTATCTCCCCCATCCCTGTTCTTTCGATACGTGCAAGGGCCTCTTCTACTGCGCCCCGTGCCTCAGGACCCGCAACCTCTAAGATGTCAAAGTCATCTATGGTTAATCGGAAAAAGGGGGCATTGGGTGGAAGCAGGGCCATGAGTAGTTTTGAGGCTAAATTATTTACACCTCTTGCACCTACCGCTTGGTAGGGAGTTTCGTAAATTGAACTGTCGCTATGTCCCTCAGGTGGGACAAGTGAGGGAATTGTTAATTTTGAGGCGTCACGCGCCCGTCTTAGATAACTCTCTCTTGTTGTCATAAGATGGGCATAGCGACTAGCTACTGATTGGTTTTGATCACTATACACCATTTATTCCCTTAACCCGTTGAGATATTAAGGGACTTACCAGTGAGGCCAGCCGTACCAACAGCGTTACCTTTGGAGCCAGTGGCTACACGTAAACCACGTTTACCTTTACTTTTCTTTTTAGCCTTATCAGATGCTGAATCCACGTCTGCTAATTC